GCATTTGAATGTGGTGTTGCAGAATTTAGAGCTGACCCAGCAACTCAAGAAAATCCATACTATTTTATCTACTCAAGAAAATACACAGTATGTTTCGCAGGTGGATTTGACGGATGGGATATTTACAGAGAGTGGAGAACTAACCAAGATAGATTCCAATTGGGTTCATCAGGTTACTTAGCAGGAGCATCCGCATCTTCAAGATACCCAACAGCGACAGGTGACGGTCTATTCAAAAGAATTGTGGTTCAAAACAATACACAAGATTTTGCTAACACTGACTACTACGCTTACTTACTTGGTATCTTAACATTTGCAAATCCTGAAGCTACAAACATTAACGTTTTTGCAACTTCAAGTATTGATTATGTTAACAACTCAAACTTAGTAGAAGAAGCAATAGATATGATACAATATTCAAGAGCTGACTCGGTTTACATCGCAACAACTCCTGACTACAACATGTATACTCCTGATTCAACTAACCCACAAGATATCATTTACTCACAAGAGGCTGTTGATAACTTAGATAACACAGGAATTGACTCTAACTATACTGCAACTTACTATCCTTGGATTTTAACAAGAGATACAGTAAACAATACTCAAATTTACTTACCACCAACAGGTGAGGTTTGTAGAAACTTAGCATTGACTGATAACATTTCATTCCCTTGGTTCGCATCAGCGGGTTACACAAGAGGTCTTGTAAACTCAATCAAAGCTAGACAAAAACTTACACAAACTGACAGAGATACATTGTATCAAGGTAGAATTAACCCTATCGCAACTTTCTCTGATGTTGGAACTGTAATTTGGGGTAACAAAACATTACAAGTTGCTGACACAGCACTTAACAGATTGAACGTAAGAAGATTATTACTTCAAGCTCGTAAGTTGATTTCAGCAGTAGCAATAAGATTATTGTTTGAGCAAAACGACCAAATTGTTAGACAACAATTCTTGGATAGTGTTAACCCTATCTTAGACTCAATTAGAAGAGATAGAGGTTTATACGATTTCCGTGTAACCGTATCTTCAACACCTGAAGATTTAGATGCTAACAGACTTGTAGGTAAAATCTACTTAAAACCAACGAAAGCATTGGAGTTCATTGATATTGAATTCTTTATCACTCCAACAGGTGCTTCGTTTGAAAATATCTAATAAAAATTTATGGGGGTACATAAAGTACCCCCTAATTGCCAAAGTATGAGAAAACAAATTAAAGAAGGTTTCAAAGGTGAGGGTATTGGTACTCCAAATATGAAATATTATGCGTTTGATTGGGATGACAACATTGTTCATATGCCAACAAAGATAATGTTAAAGACTGAAGACGGTGATGAAATTGGTATGAGTACTGATGATTTTGCGGAATACAGACACGATTTGGGTAAAAAACCTTTTAAATATAAAGGTGAAACTGTTGTTGATTTAGCCGATGATGCGTTTAGGAATTTTAGAACTGCGGGAGATAAAGATTTTTTAATTGATGCGATGAGAGCTAAAGAAGGTCCTGCGTTTGGGGATTTTAGAGAAGCAATCAATAACGGTTCAATATTTTCAATTGTAACTGCAAGAGGTCATAACCCTGAAATATTAAAACAAGCCGTTTACAATTACATTGTTAGTGGGTATAATGGGATAGATAAAGACCAACTAATTAAAAACCTTAAAAAATATAGGACGTTTGTCGGTGAAGAAGATATGAGTGATGACGATTTAATTAAATCATATTTAGAACTCAACAGATACCACCCAGTTACATTTGGAGAAGGAAGTGCTGCCAATCCTGAAGAATTAAAAGTTAAAGCGATGGATGAGTTTGTTTCCTATATAAAAGGAATTGCTGGTATACTTAATAAAAAAGCATATATAAAAAATGATATATCTAATAACTTTATACCAGAACAACCTAGTATTGGATTTTCAGATGATGATATAAGAAATGTAGAAGTAATGAGTAAACATTTTAAAGATAAACCAGATAATATAGTTAAGACTTATTCTACTGCTGGAGGCATTAAAAAGGAATATAAATAAAGAATAATCTCACCAAATTAAAAGTAAAGAGAAAAATTTTTTAACAAGACTATATTTATAGATATAAACAACAAAGAAACTAAAAAAAATTAAAATAACATGGCTGATTTATTAATGAAAATGCCGATACCTTACGAACCGAAACGTCAGAATCGTTTTATCTTAAGGTTTCCATCAAGTTTGGGTATTAACGAATGGTTTGTAGAATCAACGGCTAGACCACACATCCAAATTGTCGCAACAGAAATACCGTTTTTAAACACATCTACTTATGTTGCTGGTAGATTTACTTGGCAAACAATCCCAGTTAAATTCCGTGACCCTATTGGACCTTCAGCGGCTCAAGCTCTTATGGAGTGGGTTCGTTTACATGCTGAATCAGTTACAGGTCGTATGGGTTATGCTACTGGTTACAAAAAAGATATTGACCTTGAAATGTTGGACCCAACAGGAGTTGTGGTTGAGAAATGGATTCTTTATGGAACATTCTTAACTGACGTTAACTTTGATTCGTTAGCTTACAATACTGATGGATTGGCAACAATTTCAGCAACATTAAGAATGGATAGATGTGTGTTAGTTTACTAATACTATTTACAAATTTTCACAACTAATTATATTTAACCGTAAAGCGATAAACTTTACGGTTAATTTTTTTATATGGATACACAATCAAACGACTACGGTCAACAAAATTTTACATTACCACACGACGTGGTACCATTACCATCACAAGGTATTTTTTACAAAAACAGAAAAAAATCAATTAAGGTTGGTTATTTAACTGCTGCGGATGAAAATATCATAATGGCAGGTGGGGGTGACTTAACACTTAATTTATTAAGAGCAAAAATCTATGAGCCAGATATGAGGGTTGAAGACCTTATTGAAGGAGATGTTGAAGCTATCTTAATTTTCTTAAGAAACACAGGGTTTGGACCTGAAATAACATTAAACCTTACTGACCCTGGAACTAAAAAATTGTTCCAAACTAACGTTATGTTAGACCAGTTATCTATTATTAATGGTCAAGAACCTAATGAAGATGGTTCTTTTATGGTTAGTCTTCCAAAGACACAATCAACGGTTAAGTTAAAACCATTAACTTATGGTGAAATTTTGGAAATTGGTAAAATGGCGGACTCATACCCACAAGGAAGGGTTGTACCAAAAATTACTTGGAGAATGCAAAAAGAAATTATTGAAGTTGACGGTTCAAATGATAAGTCGGCTATTGCAAAATTTGTTGAATCAATGCCAATCGCTGATTCAAAATTCATTAGAAAATTCATGAACGAAAATGAACCTAGATTGGATATGACTAAAACTATTATGGCCCCGTCTGGAGAAAAACTAACAGTAAATGTTGGGTTTGGGGTCGAATTTTTTCGTCCTTTCTTCTGATTATAGGAAAACTCAGATAGATGAATTTTACTATCTGAACAATTTAATGAAAATAACATATCAAGATTTTATTCAAATGCCAATATTTGTTAGAAAATATTTGTTGGATAAATGGATTGAAGAAAATAGGAAGGACTAAATTTTAGTCCTTCTTCTATTTATATATAAAACTAATTATAAATTATGGCGACTAACAATCCAGAAGATAAAGGTAGTGCTAAAGACCTTGAAGAAAGTTTTAAAAAATTAGGGAGACCCATTGAAGAAATATTAGACGCAATTGGTAACATGTACGATGAAGCGGACAAGTTAAACAATGCGTTTTTACAGGGTAGAACTAGATTAGATGAAATGAACGATGCGGTCTCAAGAGCGGCTGCGGGGGTAATTCGTTTAGGTGGGGACATTAGTTCCGTTAGCAGAACAATGATTGAAATTGCTGATGGTTCTAGAAGAAATGTTATTGCGACAGAAGAACAAGTTAGTAAATTATATGCAGCTTCAACAATTCTTGGTAAAGGTGCTGATGAATTGGTTGAATCATTTGCTAAAGTTGGATATGAAACATCTCAAATTGGTCCAAATTTAGAAAATTCAATAGATTATGTTCAAAGTGTAGGTCTTAATGCTAAAACAGTAGTTAAAGACGTTGCAAATAACATGGAGTTGATGAATAGATTCAACTTTAGTGATGGTGTTCAAGGTCTAACAAAAATGGCAGCTCAAGCTTCAATGTTGAGGTTTGATATGAATAGAACTGCCGAATTTGCGGATAAAGTTATGTCACCTGAAGGGGCAATTGAAGCGGCGGCAGGATTTCAAAGGTTAGGTGTAAACATCGGTGGATTAGTTGACCCATTTAAATTAATGAATGATTCAATTAATGACCCAGGGGCATTACAAGATAGTATAATAAAGGCAACTAAACAATATACTGAGTTTGACGAAAAAACAAAATCATTTAAGATAAACCCACAAGGTATCTTAATGTTAAAAGAAATGGCTGATGTGACTGGAATTAGCGCAAAAGAACTTTCAAAAACCGCATTAGCGGCAGCCGATTTAGATAAAAGAATTTCAACTATTAATCCATCTTTAAACTTTGACAAACCTGAAGATAAAGAATTGTTAGCTAATATGGCTACCATGGGTGAAGGTGGTGAATACATTGTACAACTTAAAAATGATAAGACAGGTGACATTGATAAAATTAAGTTAAGTGAGATAACAAATGATGAATTAAAGGCTTTAAGAAAACAACAAGACGAAAAACCCAAAACTTTAGAAGACATTCAAATAAGCCAATTAGACGTTTTGAAAAATATTGAAGCGTCACTTAAGGGAAATATTGCTAAAGGTAC